TCACGGTATCAACTTTATTGTCGTCTGCGTTATACGTGCCAGCAAATACTACCGCGCCAGAGCTAATCCCAATCGGCTGATAGACGTTCCCATCCCACATATAAAACGTCTTGTTCAGCGGATTAAAGTGGAGCTGGGAGATAAAGTCAGCAGTTGGGAATACTTCCCCAATACTGCCTATTGCATAATTCGCCAGCTTAGTTCGTGTTACAGCCGCAGCGGCCAGTCGATCAGCCGGAAACTCGCCGCTTACAATCTTTGTGGCATCAAGATTAGGCACATCAGTCGCCAACAACCCACCTGAATCGTGTTTCAGCCATTCCAAGCCAATCCATGAATACACCGCAGCCGTGCTGGTATGGATCCACTGCTGACCAACAAATGCACCATCGCCTGATGGCGTTGCATTGGATACCACTGCAGCAGATTGGTCTGCCATCTTTGCAGCAGTGATCGAATCATCCTGCAATGCACCGGTCGGAATACTCAGCGCGGCATACTTCAGCTCGGTAATCGCTCCATCGCCAATCGTTGCCGCAAACGTTTCCGTGCCACTGCCAGTTACATCACCGGTCAGCGTGATCGTTTGATCACCCGTGTTATTGCCAGAGCTGGTGCCACTGAACGACGATCCATTCGCCCATGTGCCGGATGCAGTCGCCAGTGTCCCCAGTCCCAGCGTGTTTCGCTGTTCCTCTGCACTCAACCCAGCGATCAATGCACGCCCTTGAGCCGTCAGAGGGATTTCCTCAACGGTTCCAGCACCTTCGCTAGCACGCCCCAGCAGCAGGTCTGTACCGCTCAGATTCTGCAGCTTGCTGTACGTCACAGCAGCAGGTGCCAGCGCTGCTGTCTCAATCGCTCCAGCCGCCAGCCTTGCCGCTGTGATCGCCCCCAAGGCGATCTTTCCGGTCGTTACACCCAGATCAGCCAGTGCTGCTGTATTGACCGATCCAGCCGCGTACGCTGCTGATCCAAGCGGTGATACCTTCGCAGTGGTGACGGCGCCATCGGCCAGCTTGCCTGTCGTAACCTGCAGGTCGCCAATGCCAGCCGTAGGCAGCACCACCTGCGCAAATGCTGCACCGTCCCATACCTGCAGGTTGCCGGTGCTGCTGTTGAACCATCCCCTGCCGCGATGATTACCGGTGATGGGCGCTGCCCCGGCCACTGCCGTAGCGCTATCTGCTGCCAGCTTCGCTGCAGTCGCTGCACCATCAGCCAGTGCACCAGTACCCAGCTTGGTAACACTGGCCTGGTCGAGCTTCGACAGGTCGATCTCCCCCGCATCGACCAGATCAATGCCAGCAGCAACCAGATCCTTAAGCGTTATTGCCTTCGACTCGCTGGCGGATATGTCCGCTACAGGCACCAGATCACCTGCTGCAGCACCAGCCTTCGTCAGCCTGGTGAGTTGGGAAATCCTTTGATCCGCCAAGGTCTCGCCGCGACCGTCACACCATCAGGCTATGAACCGTGATCAGTCGTCAATCTCCTGCAGCAGATAATCCAGCGACTGCTCCAGCTCAATCCGATCGTCATCTTCTTTCAAGATGTATTCTGCCGGCTTACCGTAAATCAATCGGATGTCGCCGGTAGTGACAAAATCAATGCCGCAGCGTACAATGTCGTTCGCTGCAACCTGAACGCCGGCACGATTGACGACAGCTGTAAGGTCATAAAATATCGTATCAACCGTTGGATCAATAGCCTTATCCGTCAGGTACAGCGCAAGATCAAACTCGCTGCCAATCTCCACGCGTTGGATCAACTGCAGCAGCAGCAACGCTGGCTCTGTAAATCCCGTCGTTCGATAATTGAACTCACACTCAATTCGCCCAGCGCCACTGATCAGCCCTGCTGACAGCTGCTGGCGAAATCGATCCTCAAGCGATGATGCCTCAATCGTCGCTCGATCTGTATTGTATTCATATCGCTCCACGCAACCCAACACGTTATACGATACATCACGGATTCGTGCGCTGATCTCCAATGGTGCGCCATTGAACGCTGCAAGCGGGATCTCATTAGCCCGTACATTATTGACTGCATCCTGAAATGTACGGAAAAACCGCAACCCGCCCATTTCATTCACATGCACATATGCAGTGATCGTTTTTTCTGATGTGGCATTGCTGGCCAGCCCCCACGTCTCGGGCGGGAAACACGCCAGCCCACGCGCATCAGCAGTGCTCAGGTCGAGCCGATCACCAATCAGGATATTGTCCAGCGCCTTGTCAAACGACAATCGGTTAAGCGCTGTATTCACATCATCGGGGATAATCTGATCTTCAATGCCGCCATAAATTACCTTGCTGCCCCGCCGCAGTTTGACATTACCTTTAGTGCCAAGATAGTACGTCACACCGTCACTCGATCACATCGATAAAATCACCATCCACCGTAAACTGAAACGGCACTATGCTCAGCTCACCTGTTGCGCTGCCCAGCACGCAGCTAGTGATGTACGCATTGCATCTGATTATGTCATTGCTGGCACCTGGGCTGCTATCAATAACCAGATCAAGCTCGACACGGTTACCAGGCACAATCGGACCCTTCTTGTGGATCTTATTCAGCAGTGACGTGAACTCTGTCCTGGTTGCATTCTCGCCAGGCTCCAGCCTGTAATACATCATCGTCGCGCTGCCTGTTCCACCCTTCTTCCCAGGCGTAAACGTGTTGGCATCACTCCCTAGATCATCGGTCGGCAGCAGCTGCACGCTGCTCTCTAGTGACCAGTTCTGCACCTTTGCAACGGGCTTCCCGTTAAACCGCAAGGCGGCGGTGCGGCCTGTGTAATAACCCATCTGCTGCCTACCACATCACCATCAGGCTATCCACTACACCACGGTGAACAGTGCATCGCTGAAGTCGGCAATCCGGCTCAGCACCTCATTACCATTGATCTCGCACGGGTGCTCTAATGCCTTCACTGTTACCTCACCTTCCTCGCTCATCACCACTTCCGTCACCCTAAACACCCGCTTCCGATTTGCTGCAGCGCCAAGCACGAACATCGAGCCGGCATACTCCCGCAAACTGGGCGCACGGCCACTGGAAACCGGCACATTGTCGAACGTCCGCACACGATCGCCTGCCTTATGCACTAGCACGCTATACTGCCCATCTCGGATACGATCAGTCAGTGGTGCATTCAACTCGCCATTATCCATCACCACACCCGACGTAATCTGGTCCCAAGTGTTCAGCCCAATATCCACATAGATATATGCTCCAGGACTGATCGGTGAGTCAGTCGGGAATGTCTGAAACTCAACGCCACGGCGCACCCATCGACGTTGATTGCATAGCAACTTAGCGAACAATACAGCCTGCTCGCGTTGCGTTACATACTGGCTAATGTCAAACGACTGGCGGATTGCATTGCTTTCATCTGTATCTCGCAACCGCACATCAACGCTTGCATTACGTGGAAACACATCATCGCTCTCGGTTTCCCGATAAATCACCGTTGCGATCAGATCCTGAACATTGGTGCCATAGTCCAAAAACTCTTCACGATAACTTCCCTCAAGAATGTTCCCCTGGTTGAACAGCGCAGAAATCGTTACCCGCCGATTGGCCAGGCCTGCATTATTCACTGGCACTGCAGGCACCAGCGTCTCCTTCCCGCCGATCTTGGCAAACTCCAGCAAACTGTACGGAGCAACTTCTGCCCAGAATTGCCGCCATGATCCAGCTTCTGAAATCAGCGGGTCCATGAATAACTGACAACCTAGTCCGTTGTTCTTACAGAATCGCTTAGACAATGCCAACATCTGCCATTCAACACCTGATGGCTTGGCATACTTTCCGATCCCGTTCTCCTTATCCAGTACCGTATCAGCGAAAATATCAGGTGCGTAACTGGTACTGTTTACATCCTTTGACGTTGCTCCAGTTTCTTCATCCACCACATAGCTATCCTTACCATTGGTGACATACGCTGTCACACTCCGCAAATCCTGCACACCGCGACCACTAAATACACCAAACGCCAACATGCTCATCGCGTCATACTTGCGCGTCAACTCTCCCAACTGTTGCTCTGTAACAGCTGTGATTGCAAACTCTGGCCCGCTCTCAAAACTAAACTGAATGTCAGTGTCTGACCGCACACTGAACAGATCCCATTCATTAGTTAATACAGGGCCACGATCCTTGAATACCCCGTTCACCCCAGCCAACCGCCCAATCCATCGGAACTGATTACCCTTATGCGTAAACGTCGCGCTGTTGCCTGAGTTTTCAATTACTGCAAACTGGCTGATGCCATTCTCTTGCATCTCCGCACCAATATCGCCAATCGGCTCAAACCTAAAATCCCACTTCCGCCCACGTACACCAGCCTTGAAATCAACGCTGATAAAATTGTCCAGATCCGTTGATCGCCGTGCTGCAATAATCACCGGCAGCAAGTCTGCATCACGCTGACCCAGTGGTCTGTAATACACCTTGAAGAATGCTGTCCTGGCCTTTACGCCATTGTCGGAGATCTTGTAACCATCGGGCTTGCTTTCGCCATACTGCCTTGCCCTACCCTGAATCCTACGGAATAGCTTTACCCGCATTGAAAATGAAATCAGATCACATGCCGTCACCGTCTGATACGCTGCAGCATCTGCCTTTACCAGTGCTTTGGTGTAGAAGTTGTCATCGTTCTTCGGTGCACTGCGCTCGCTATAGTCTGTAATTGGTGTCCGCCCTGCCGCAATGCACCTGAACGTTGCGCGGATCTCATTGTTATCAAGATCTACATCATCTGTAATCGACTGCAGCGCAAACTTGGCAGTCCCCAGCATGTACGTGCTGCCACGATCTAAACTTTCAACCAGCTGATACCGTGCTTCCTTTGCAGCTTCCTGCGCTACGTTATCCTTCTTAGCCTCTGCCTTTGCAAATACAATTGTTATCACTGCACCAACCGCATACCGTCCAGTGCCGCCAGCCCCCCATCCGTTACTGGTTAACGTAATCCCATTGTTGGCAGTCTCAATATCTCCATTCTGTTTCCGCTCCTGTACTTCTACATTGATCGGGATAGGATTAAACACCCCGCAGCTGGTCAAACTAGACGGGCTAAACGTCTGGCTAAATCCTGTACGCCGTACCGCACCATCAATGATTCGGCATACATCGTCAGCCGATGCAGCGCCTACCCTTGACGGATCACTATCATCACCAATCACTCGATCAGCAAACGATACACGACCGTTGCTGTTGTAATACAGCCATGTCTTTGATGCAGCAAACTCACGCAATGGCAGTTGGCCAAATGCAACACGATCCCAATCGATCGTACGCACTCTCGCCGCACCTACCACAAGCAACAATTGCATGAATTGACTGCTGCCATAACTCCGCACACTGCTCCACACCAGCGACGTTGCAACCCTCACCCCACCCCTTGGGTTCTGTTTGGTGTTGGTGTAGACCAGATTGATCGGATCGCCATACTGCGCCAGCTCTTGGGAGCTGTTGAACCCAAACCGTGGCGCAAACCGCTGCTCTCTTGTCTGCCGCGGTGATCGGCTACTGGGAAGCGATGGCCGCATCAGCAGCATGCTCGCCACCTGGAACAGGATGCCAACCACCGTCAAAATGATGGATGTGGTTAGCGGATCACCCCGTAACTCCTGCTGCCGTTCCTCGATGCTCTGGCTGCAGTCACGCTGCACCGCCAGAAAATCAAGGTACTCTTCCTTGCTTACCCCAAGCTGTTCAATCAGCTGGTGCTCATACGGCAGTAACGGTCTCATCGCATCCGAAAATACTGCCCAACACCACGCGGCATCGGTGCCTGTCCCACAGTCTGCCCAGCCGTGATAAACATCACCCACCCTTCAATTACCACACCCATTGCCGCACCACCCGTAGACGGAAACAGCAGCACATCACCGCATTCCGGCAATTCGACAACCTGACCGTTACGCTCTAAAAACCGCCGCAGCTGTAGCAATGTGAACGTGTCGGACGTGTGCTCTTCATACACCCACTCAAACTGCTCTGCATAATCTCGTAGCCCCAACCGGCGCCGTACTTCACACACCAGCTGGAAACAATCAGTGCAACCCTCGCCGTCTGATGGCCGCGCACCCCACCGATACTGCAAGCCGATCAAATCATTCATCGCAGGTACAAGTCTGCATTCAATGGCAGCACCCCTACGTTGTCGCTCGTTAAAGTACGCGCCGGGAAATCACTGCCCACACTATCCATTGCTGATCGAAAACGCAACTCTACCGTGTCATCATTAAACCCAGCGCCAGCACCAACGTAGTAATCCTCATACTGGTTGGCAATACCACCCGATGCTGTCAGCCACAGCGTCGTTAGCGTCAATTCACTAAGACGGTTTCCATTGCCTTCTTCGACTAACCTGAGCACCACTTCCAGATTGGGAAACAGCACCTGCAAAGGGTTGTTGTCACCATTCAGACTGGCCGTTGCACCATTGGCCTGAAACGGCGCAAAGTCATATTTTGCACCGACGTACTGATACTGCTGCCCTATAAAGTAGTTTTGATACCGATGTCTAGTGCCGGTGCTGGTTTGCAGATTGAACAGCTGCGCGATCCTAATCTGGCTGCTCATACGTTCAGCTCGCCAATCAGCGTCACAGTTACCGTTGCAATGCCGACTGCATTTTGCGCCCAGTCAATATCCGGCGGCTCGGCATACTCCCACAAGATATTGCTCGGCTTCCTCAGGTCTGTACGCAGTGGTGTGTCTACACCAGCAAACACCTCAGCTGGTAACGTGAACCGCTCAAATCCACCTTCAACACGCCCATAATGGTTCGTGATTTGACGCACATCACCTTGTCGCCGGTTGGCAAATGTCAATGACAGCTCATACCCATACGCCTTGTTGCCATAACTACGCTTCACCGTAGTTCCCGCCATACTCCGGTACGTCTTGACTGGATACCGGCCCAGACGCATCCGCCGACCGGATGGCTTTACCTGAGGGAACTCGATTGACATCAGCGGATCCCTACCCTGCTACGTGTGCTCGGGCTCTGCTGCAGTCTGTCCAGCGTCATGCTCATCCCACGCTTGGCGCCATCGCTTGCGGCGAGCTTCCTGGTTTCGCGGGCCGATGCCTGCAGCTGTTCAACAGTGACATACTCGACTTTGTTGATCGGGTCGTAACCAGTCTCAAAGCTCATATTCAACACCGGTGATCCGTTGCCAGCTGGTGATGCACCCATCAATTCACGCATCCGATCGCGGCCTACATCGTCACGCATCTGCATCGCAACAGGAATCCTGCGACCATCCGGCAGCGGTACATACGCTTCATTCATCATCCCCTCGCCAAACACTGCCACCTGGGGAGAATTGGCAACACCTCCACGGGAATACGTCCGCAACGGCATCGGGCCACGCGATGACATAACGCCGCCGTTTGCAAACCCCGTAAACCCTGGCGTGAAACTCAGCCCCGTAGACAAGCCTCCAGCGCCAAATGGCCCAGCTGCGCTGGGATTGAATGCCATCCCGGGCGCCGATGGAAAGGCAAACATCTTGGCAATACCAATCGCGATATATTGCGCAATCATCGTCTTGGCCGTCTGTATCAGCGCATCAGCCATTCCCTTAAGGAAGTCGGCAAATACTTCCTTGGCAGACCTGGCACCTGTCACCATGTCAGCAAAGCCCCTACTGGCCAGCTCTGCCGCCTGATCCGCTGCAGCACCCACCATCGGATACTTTTGCAGCAACGCATCCAAATCTGCCTTCTGCTGCTCCAGCGGGTTATACGCTGATGGTGACATTACATCCAACGTAAGCGCCTGCATCATCCGCACACGTTCGGCGATCAGATCATTGATCTCCTGTTCTTCTCGTTTCTGCAGAACCAGCAGGGCGCGATTCTTTTCGGTTTCAATTCGAGCCTTTTCTTTGTCGATGTTTTGATTAATCCCTAGCTGTTTCAGTTCTTCCTGTATCGCCAGCAGGTCAGTCTCCTGTTGCTTTGCCTTGTCGATAATCTCATTACGCTCAAACGCATATTCCAGCCGCTGACGATCAATCTCTGTCGTAGCACCCGACAACTCGATTTCTTTTTCCAGCTCCGTGATGCTCTTGGTTCGTGCTTCGACGAACTCTTCTAGGCGTTTGTTGGCTTCGGCTTGTTTCTGTTGCAGATCCTCGGCAGCCTTCGCCTCGGCCTGAAGCGTGGATGCAAAATCATCTAGGCCCGCACCAGGGCCAGTGCCGGCGATCTCACTGAACACCCGTCGAGCATTTGCCTTGCGCTCTGGTAGCGCCTTGATGCCGCTCCGTTCGTAATCTCGATCGAACACTACAGCCGCTTCCTCTGGCGTTGTAGTGCGCCGCAGCGATGCCAGTGCACGCGACTCAGGCCCCAACAGCTCATGG